TGTCTAATAATTACGAATAATGCAATGGAGAACAAGGGCCAGAACAAGGGCCAGAACAAGGGCCAGAACAAGGGCCAGAACAAGGGCCAGAACAAGGGCCAGAACATAATAGAGGCATAATAGATTGCGAATAATGCAATAAGGCACCGACTGGAGACAAAAAAGATTGCGAATAATGCAATGAAAAGTACTGTATCGATAGATATAATGCAATAAAAGACTGAATCAAGACCATGTAATCAGTATAAATAGATGAATGCAGGGAATATGTAGCGATATAGGGGTGTAATGAAATAAATAAAAGACCAAGCCCCACCCCCTCGGGTAAAGGAGTGAAGCCCGCTTCCACCTCACACGATAATTTTTCCTTCTTTTGAAAATGTTTTGGTATTATTATTAGTGGTGTTATAATTTAGTGTATATTTGCGTGTATTAGTTTTTCATATATTTTGATTTTAGTTAATTTTCCCAATCTATTAATTTAGGTTGGGTTTTTTGTTGTTGAAAATTTTTTTTTGAGTAATATTAGGTTTATTGGTGTATTAATAATATATTTGTTACTTACATTAACTAAAAAAAAGATTAATATGAGCATTAAGGTAAATGAATTAGTAAATAAAGAGTGGGAAAAAGCAGAAGTAAGGCAGCGAATTGTTGATTATAATGGAAACGATGGATTGCATTATGATTGTGAAGAGGATAGTATTGTTGATAGTGTTGTGGAAAATGTTATAGAAAGGTATAGAGACCGTTCTGCTGTGGGTATTAAAAAATACGGAACAACATTGCAGGTAAATAATTTAAGTACCTTGGAATGGGTTAATCGCGCACAAGAAGAGGCTATGGATTTTGTTTTATATTTGGAGAAGTTAAGAGATGGTTTAATTATAAGCGGTAAGTAATGAATGTAACTTTAGTTTTAGACAAATTTAGGTTTGAGTTGGCTTTGAATGGTGTTAGCGGTGATGATTTTGCGGAAAGCATAGGAATTACCTATTCTAGTTACAAGAATGTAATTAGGGATGGTGCAAAAGTAGTCCCGAAATGGGTTTTATCGTTCTTATACGGTAAAGGGTGGTATTTCTTAGAAGGGGAATTGGTTGAGAAAAAATCGAATGCTTCGCATATGAAGTGTTACTGTGGTGTTGGGGTTGATTTTGGTTGTGGGCAAATGGCAGATAATAAATAAATATAATTATGAAATTTAAAGATTTAGAGTTATTAGGTTTTAAAAAAGAATGTGTTTCGTTTGAGGAGTCTGGAGGGGATGAATATTTTTACTACACTTATGATTTTTTTGATGAATTAGATGATTTTTGTTTAATCTCTAGTGATAATTCTGTTAAAAAGATTTTTGTAGAAATATTTAATACTAGAAACCCTATAAGGTATTACAAAATAAGTGAAGTTAAAATGTTTATTGATATAATTAAAAAAGGTATTAAATGATGAAAGGTGTTCAGTTTAAGAAAAGTAGTAAGTATTCAACGGATAATCAGTATTACGTATTAATTGTTGGAGGTGTTTCTGTGTTACGTATGGAAAGGTCTTTATGGAGGTGGTTAATAGGTATTATTGATAATGAAATAAATTAGAAACAATGCGCGATTTGGATTTAGAGAAATTATTTGAAATTTATAGAGATAAATTTGGAGTTGAAGATTACGTTAATTGTCATTTAAAAAAAGAGTTTGACTCTGTAATGTTATTAAAATACGAAATGATGCCTTATTGGTTTGTTTGTGAGTTAATAGATATGGGAATAGACATAAATGAGGAAGAAAAGCCTTTTTAAAGTTTAAAATTACATATATGAAGACAAAAATAAATAAATTAAACTTTTGGTTACTGCCAATACCTAGCCCTTGCGGAATGTTTGTAGTTTATAAAAAAATGTATTACTATGAATAGAGGGAACGACATAAACCAATTGTTAAAAAACCTTGATCCTTTGTCATTAAGAATAAACCTCTTTAAACAAGGGGTTTTTGACTTTATATCAGAAAATGTAGCAAAAAACAATGAGGGGTATTTTAAAAAAGGTCAATTAGCAATACACGCAAAGCAAAACCAGGCACTTAAAATACTTACATCAAATAAATATGACCAATTTCTATACGGAGGTGCAGCAGGAGGTGCTAAATCTTGGACTGGAATGTGTTGGATCACTTTTAATTGTTTAGCGTACCCAAATACTAGATGGTTTATTGCAAGAAACGAATTAAAGGCATTGACCGACTCTGTATTAGTTACATTTAAAAAAGTTTGCACAGAGTATGGTATTACTGACTATAAATTTAACGCTGTAAAGAATTTTATTGAATTTCCTAACGGAAGCTATATAAATTTAATAGAAGTTGCTTACAAGCCATCTGACCCAATGTATGAAGATGTAGGTTCTACTGAATACACTGGAGGTTGGTTTGAAGAAGTTGGTGAGATTAATAAAAAAGCAGTAAGCGTATTGCAAACAAGGGTAGGTAGACATTTAAACGATAAATACGGACTAGATGGAATTGTTTTTCTTACTTGTAACCCTAAACAAAATTGGGCAAAAAGTGATTTTTATACTAAACATTTAAACGGAAGTCTTTATACTGATAATCTACTAAAAGATACTATAAAAAGAGTTTACTTAAATTGTTTAGTTACTGAAAATCCTTTTATTGAGCAAAAATATATTGACAACCTTAGAAAACAAGCAAAGGAAGACAAGTCAATGTACGAGCGTTTGTTTAAAGGTAATTGGGACTACGAAGATAACCCTTATCAATTAGCGGAACAAGAAATGATTGAGGCTATTTATAACAATGACCACGTAGCGCAATCAAAAGGTAAAAGCTATATTACTGCTGATATTGCTGGTCAAGGAAGTGATAAAGCTGTTATCGGTTATTGGGAAGGTTGGAATTTAGTTGAAATTGTAACATTTGATAAATCTACTGCCCCTCAATTAATAAATGCAATTAAAGTATTACGATTTAAACATAGAGTTCCTTCTCATAGGGTTGTTGTTGATGCTGATGGTTTAGGTTGGGGTGTAGTTTCTCAAATTGGTGCAAAATCTTTTAAAAATAATGCAATAGCCATTAGAATTGGTAGAGAAATACCTAATTACAAGAATTTACAAACACAATGTTTGTATTTACTTGCTGATAAAATTAATAAAGGAGAGCTATATGTAAGTGCTGATTTAAGCACTGACCAAAAACAAGAAATTAATCAAGAATTAGCGCAAATACAATCTAAAGGCGACCACGATCCTGAAAAAAAACTAGAATGTAAAGGTAAAGCACAAATTAAACAAGATATAGGTCGTTCTCCTGATTACAGAGATATGATGTTTATGCGAATGTTTTTTGAATTAAAAACAACTATAAGTTTAGATACTATTTGGAGTTAATGTTTAAGATTAAACAGTTTGTTATAATTATTGTACATTTGTTTTATTTAAAAAAAAACAACTACATTTGTGAAATAATACAATTTTTAAATGTCTAAAGAATTTATAGAAGGTAAATACAATAGTAATTCGCTTGACGTAGCTGTTAGGCAATATAACCAACTTTCATATTTTTTGCAATCACAAGTTTCGGAAGAGGTAAGGGATGATTATTTTGAAAAATATGTTAAAAGAGGTTATTATACTGATGATATATTTTTAAATTGGGTTAAAAGTGTTTTTAAGACAGATAACTTTTTGTCTTTTGCTAAATATTACAGAAACCCAAATCCGTCTTCTAAATTAATTAATACTAGAATAAAAGAGCATTTAAGTAGGGTTTTCTTTGCAGAAGATAATTACTTTAATTACGTAGTTAATAACCAATACATCGAGTTTCCAAGCGAACTAGATGATGATTTTGAAGAAAGATTATTTGATGCAGTTTTATTTAGATATAACGATATAATTGTACACGATTTATTTGAAAGCAACAAACCTTATAGAGAATTTGTTTCTATAAAAAATGTTGTTTCGATTAAAATGAAGCATCAAAAAATATCTCAAATAGCATATACTGCAAAAATAGAAATAAACGGAGAAGATATTATTGGTTACGCTTACATTGACGAAAATAAATATTGTTTTTTCAATAAAGAAAAAGAATTAATTAAAGAATCTTATCACGATTTAGGTTTTTGCCCAGCTACATTTGTAGTTGATAGTTGTTTTGGAAATGATATGATTGTAAAAGAATCAACGTTTTCATATTTAAAAGCGGATTTTGAAGAATATTGTTTTTTAAAGACTTTGCAAAGAATGGTAGATGCTAATGGTACTTTACCTATTACTGTTAAAATAAAAACCAACGAAAAATCTAATCAATTTGATGATTTTGATAACAGAAGTGGTGAGCCAATGTCTATTGACCAAATGGGCAGTCAAGTCTCAAGAGAGGCTCGTTCTACAGCTGGGAGTGGTAATGGTTCAGTTTTACAAGCAGGTACAATTATAGAAACACCGCCAATAGAAGATAAAGACGGAAATATTAATACAGATTTTAATAAAAACTTTTTAGTTTTTCATTACGCACCTATTGAAGCTTTAGAGTTTTTAGATAAAAGAATTAAATCAGTTGAAAGAAATATTATTATAAGTTCTATAGGAGATTTTTCAGAAGGTACAGCGCAAGGATCAAAAAGTGATACAGAAATAATAGCAAGTGATATTGTTTCTAAACAAGATAAATTAAGGTTTTTATCAAACACTTTAAGTTCGTCAAGAAAACTAAGTGATAAAGTTATGTTATCTTTGGCTTATGGAAAAGACAATGTAAAAGTTGACGTGTTTTACGGAAGTGATTTCTTTTTAGAAACACAAGACAAATTGTATGAGATGTTTAAAAACTCTCCAAATACTATTGAGCGTAAAAACATTTTAATTAGATTATCTCAACGTAGAAATATGTACAATAAAGAAAAATCTAAAAGAGAAGTTTTGCTTTACAAATTAATGCCATACACAAGTGATAAAGATTTTGAAATAGCTGTTGATAAAGAAAGAATATCAGAGGTTAATTTTGAATATCAAACAAGATTTTCATATTGGATAGCTAGGTTTGAATCCGCTTTTGGAAACATAGTAATATACTACGATGGACTTGGTAGTGAAAAAGAAAGTTCAAAAATAATTAACATAGACAATTTAATAACAAATTTAATAAACAGTAATACAAATTTTAAAACAATAACAAATGGGAAAGAAACCAATAGTTAAATTAAGAGTGTTTAGAGGTAGGACTTTAAGCTTTAATGAAGATGGAACGATTCAAAATGAAAATAATTTAATATCAATTGAACACAATACTAAATTGTGGAAATTAACGTTAAAAAATTTATCAATAAGCGGGTATTGTAAAGTTTCAATAGAAAAAGTATTTAATGAAGATAAAGATGGTGTTTATCTACAAATAAAAGACATTAAAATTTATGAAGATGAAATAAAAGACGCTTTAAACCCTAAAAAAAATATTGCTAAAACAGTTGATCAATTAAGGATTGAGAAACTAGAAGCAGAAAACAAAGCAATGTTATCTAAAATGGAGGTTTTTATGAATGGTAATTTAAAAACCGAAATTATAGAAGAAGAGTCTAATGAAAGTCAAGTTATTATTGAAGATTTAAAATTAGAATATTTTAAATTATCAGGTAAAAAACCACATCATTTTTGGAAAGAAGATACTTTAATAGTAGAGATTGATAAATTAAAAAACATATAAAAAATGGCAACATCTATAAATATTCCTGATTACGGGAAAAAATTTGAAATTGCAAGTATTGGTATATACGGTCATAACATACTTTCAGGAGGGGACACCTCTCCTATTGGAAGAGTTTATCACGCCGTTCAAGTTTTGTCAGATTGCTCTATATCTTATGAATCAGCTTTTCCTGTGCCAACAAATTCAGACTTAACAGTAACTAGCTTACCATTGTCGCAAGGGAGTACTATTATACTAGGTTGTGCTAAAAATATAGTTGTTACGGGTGGTACTCTTGTGGCTCATTTAATAAGTATTACAGACTAATGTTAAATATATCTTTAAATATACAGAATTTATTGCTTTCTAACATAAGCTCATCTGCATTAACTAATTATTATGTTAATAGGGTTAATGAAGATGGTGGTAAAACAGAATCTAAAAAATGCTTAGAATCTGATTACAGTCTTTATAATTGGAGGTATTATTTTAGAGTTGTTTCAGATAGTGGTACAGTAGAGTCTTTAGAATGTGTAAACTTTTAATAACAAAAAATATTTTTTAATTAATAAATAAAAATAATCAATACATAAAAAGAATTATGGAATTTACAACAGAATTTATTACAGAAAACGGCTTAACAGCAGAACAAGTAGCAGCAGTTACTTCTCATTTTACAAGCGATGTAATACCAAATTTAAAAAAAGAATACGATGGGGTTGCTAACACAAATGCGGAAGGCATTTTAACAGGAGCAAGCAATTACGCTAAAGAAAAATTAGGAATTGATTTAGATAGGGAGCAGGGAGAAAAAGTTGGTGATTATTTAAAAAGAGCATTAGACTCAAAATTTAATTTAACAGAATCAAACCTTAAATTAAAACAAAAAGAAATAGATGAAAAACTAACTAATTTTAAAGGAGGAGATGAATACAAATTACAGCTAGATTCTCTTAAATCAGAAAAAGACTTACTTTTACAGAAAATTGCTAAACTAGAACCATTACAAGGGTATGACGAAAAATATAATGGAGCTACACAAGAATTAAGCAAACTTAAAAAAGAAGTTGCTTATAGCTCTATAAAACCTAATTTCCCTAGTGATGTAAACGCATTTGAAGCAAAAGCTAAATGGGATGCTTTTAAAAATAGTATTGAAGAAAAATATAATATTGAATTAATTGATGGGAAACCAATTGCTATTGACAAAGAAAACGAACACAAGAAATTTGATTTAGAAACATTAGTAAACCAAGACCAAAACATATCTGAATTGTTAAAGGGCAGACAACAAGGAGGAAGCGGTGCAAGACAAGTAGATTACAAGGAGGTAGAAGGAGTTCCATTTAAAATTCCTGAATCTGCGACAAGTGAAGATTTAAGTAACTTAGTGAGGGAACACGTTTTAAAAGAAGTTACTGATATTACAAGTCCAGAGTATTCTAAGAAATTTTTAGAATTGTACGCAAAAGTAAGAATTGCCGCAAAAAAATAGCGAAAGACCGCAAAAGTAAACATAATTATTAATTTTAAACTTTAAACAATGAGTTTTTTAAACGCAACATTATTAAATGATTTGCAGTCTGATCAAGCTACAAACGAAAAGCGATTTTCAGAATTAGGTGTTATTGATGCAGTAAAAGCATCTACACCGAGCGTAAATTATATTCCACCAAGTATTAAAGCTTCTTTAGCTAGTATGTCTTCTTTAAGAGACGCACAAGTACCAGTTATTAAAGACCAAGTAGTAACGGTGGTTACTACACCTGGATTTGAATACATACCTTCAAACCTACCAACAAGTGATAAATATTGGTTTCAGCCTTACGATGTTTTTAGTGGTATGCTCCATTATCCATCTGCGAATGATAACAATATGTTAGACTCGGAATTTCAAAGTAGAGAGGTTTTAAAGAACGTTCTTTATGAAATGGGAAATACTGTTGAAGGTATTTTATTAACAAGTCTTGACGCAAGAAAAACGCAAGTTTTAGGTTCTACTGAACAAGTTTCAGCAGCAACAGGAGATTATGCATTTGATGCAACCCCAGACATTTTAAAAGTTAAAAAAGCTGCACAAGAAGAAACTATGTTTTATTCTTTAGAAGCTTTAATGGCTGCAAACGAAGTTGCTGGTAATTACAGAATTGTAACTAACAGAGCTGGTTTAGCAAGACAAAAAGCCGAAGCTTTAAAATACGGAGCAGGAAACGACAAGAATTTACAAGCATTAAATTTCTTTGGTGCTGACAGAATGCATGAATCAGGTAACATCACTTCATCTGTAAAGTTTGATGGATATTTACTTAGAGATGGTTCTATTGGAGTTGTTGAAAACTTTCCTTCTGACTTTAGAGCGGGTACTGAATTTGCAGGTAAGAAATGGAGTGTTTCTGACGTAGATTTGCCTTTTGTAAATATGAGAGCAAACATTTATACAGATAAAAATGCAACAGATGCTACTTCTTTAATTTCAAGCGGTACAGATTCTAACTTAATTATGACTCATTTTGAAGAAATGGCTATTTGGGTAAGATTTTATGTTGTTTACAGATATAACTCTGATTTAGCGACAAGAGTTAATGACATCGTTAAGATTCAAGGTCTTTTAACATAATTATTAATTTTAAAAACATAAACAATGAGTAATTTTAAAACAGACGCAGTAGGCAATAACGCACCTATTGAGCAGTCTTTAGTACAAACAATTTCGGTATCAAGTTCTTTAGGTTACGTAGATAGTGGTTCAATTATAGCCGTAGCAACGGATGCTATTGTTGTAACTTTACCTTCTACTAAAGCGGGAGTTGAATACACTTTTATTAACACAGGTGCAAATGGAGCTAACATTATAACTATATCTCCACAATCAGCAGATGGTATTGCTGGAACTATTACTTTAGCCGAGACAGTTGTTGTAAGAGTTGGTACTGCTGATGCAGACCTTATTAACACTAAAGCAACTTCTAAGTTAGGTGATAGTATTACTATTATTGGAACTGGAATAGCAGGTGTTAAAGCTTGGATTATAAAAGGTTCAACAGGGATTTGGGCATAATTAAAAGTAAAATATAAGTCATGGTATTAGGGATTTCAGAAGATTATACAGTAGACATAGAATTTGATAGCGAATTGACAAAAATCCCTAGTTCGGGATTATATATCAATAGTGGAGTTCACCCTTCTATTACTAATGAAAATCTTTTGGAGTTCCTTCCAATGACCGAAATTACTTTTAGTAATTGGAGCGATTTAATTGAATACAATATTTTTGCAACGACAAGAAACAAAAAGGACATTGTTTTGTATAATTCAAAAATTTATCAATCTATAGGTGTATCAACAAATCAATTGCCAAATGTAGCGGATTCTTTATATTGGTTAGAAACTAATATGGAGTCTTTAAGGCTTAAAAACTTTATTGAAAAAGTAAAGGATAGGGTTTACACTGATTTGTCATTAGACAAGAGATTAATTAATAATCAATTTCTATACGACAATGGTAAAAATCTTACAACTTTGCAAAATAATTATGCAGGTTGGGTAATTGAACCAAAAGGAAGTGATTATGTTTCTTTTAGAATTAACCAAATATCAATACAAAAAGATGGAACGACACCAATTAATTTGTATGTTATTAACCAAAACACGCTTATAAAAACAATTACAATAACACCTAATAATGGTGAATTAAATTTTGTAGATACAGATATTGTATTAAGTGGTAAAGGTGTTTTTAAGTTAGTAATTGATAGTACTGATGTTTATTTGGGTAAAGCTAATATTGATCCAAAAAGGTTTGATGGGTTTGTTGCTTATACTACAAATGGAATAGGCGATACTCCGCAATCTTCTAAATACACTTATAATACCTATGGAAATGGGATAGGGTTAAATATTACAGCGTATTTAGATTCAAAAGTGTATGTTAATAATAATTTGTCTAACTTTGGCTCGTTTGTAAGAGCTACTTTTGAGTATATGGCGTTTCAAATGTTCTTTCACAATTCTAATAGTAGAAGTAATAGAACGCAGAGATTGCAAATGTCAGATAATATACTTATGGCTGAACTTAAAGAGTTTAAGGCAGATACGGTTGTTAGGAGATACATTAATGAAAAGACTAAAGCTATTAAGATGTTAGAGAAAACATTTGATACACAATTAAAAAGTCAAGGAGGATTAACAACAGAAATCGGTTCTTTATAATGAACAACGTATTAACATCAGGAGAAGGGTTAAGTTCAGCTATTCAGTCAATTCAAGAGGAGTTGTATAGTGGTTTATCTAATTTATGGGCAGGAGATATAGAAGGTTTTGGTAAGGTATATAAAAACATTGAAAACAGTTCTGATGATATACCTAAATATTACAAATCATCAAAAATCTTTATACCAGAAGTTTTTAACTCAATTAAAGGTAATTACGAAGACGTTTATTACAATGACATAAAATCTTGTGTGTTTTGTTTTTTAGTTTCTGATAAAGACGATACGGAAGATCAAGTTTTATTTAAAAATAAGGTTAAAGTGGTTTTTATGATAGATTTAAGTAAAATTTATCCAAGTTCTAACGAAAGACAAGATAGCAAAGCAGAGAAAGATGCTGTAGGTGTTTTAAGGGATATTAATGGCTCTTATATTATTGGGGGAATTCAAAGGGGTATTGATAATGTTTTTAGCGAATACACTACAAATAAGATAAGGTTTAACGACCTTCATCCATTTCATGTGTTTTCTGTAAACATAGAACTTAATTATTATTTAACCGATAAATGTATATAACACAATGAAAGAAAACAAAGATGTTCAAATCAATGAAAAAAAACCTAAAAAGGTCATTGAGAACAATAAAGAATTTGAACCTAAATTAGTAAAAGAAAAGTGTATTTTAATAAAAGACTTTTCTTTAAATGGAGAAGTAAAGAAAAAAGGCACTTCTATTTATTTAACTAAAGAAGGTAAAGAATATTTACAAACACAATTTTATATTAGATAACAATGGCAACAATAACAAGTATTACAAATTTAGTAGATTGCGGATTATCTGCAACTTATGGAACAGGTAGCGTAGGCTGTAAAGCGTTTTTCAGAAATGTATCATCAGCTTGGTTAACAAAAAAAGGTTTTAAATTTGATGGAACAAAAACATTAAATGAAACTTATGTTCAAGAATTACAAGCAGAGGGCAAGTTAATTGTTTTAAATGGAATTACTGCATTTACCGATAACTCGGAAGATATGGTAACTGAAACTTATGACGATGGAACAGAGCAATTAATAAGAAAAGGTAAATATAAATTTTTAATTGAATTTGTAAATGGTCTTTATTATCAAGCTGCTTTAAACTCTTTAAATTCTCAAGACGTTTATGATGTTTCTTTAATAGATAGCGACAATAACATTTTAGGAACTTTAGCAGAAGATGGATCTGTAAAAGGATTTAGCGCTGGTATGGTTCAAGTATCTAAATATACTTTTGCTACAGGGTCAGCAGGTTCTAAACAAGGTTTAAATGTTCAATTAACAGAGCCAGACGAATTAGACGATTTGTTTTCTTTTCTTAGCGGAAAATCATTAGCACCATATAAGCCAAAAAATGCAGATGGTATTAACGAAGTGGTATTAACGTACTCTACTGCTCCAGCAGATTCAGCAACTTCTTTAGTTGTTAAAGCTAAAATTAAACAAGGTGGAGGAGCTTTTACAGGTGCTTTAATCGGTAATTTTTTATATAAAGTAAATTCAGCAACAGTTACTCCTTCTGTTTTTTCGGAAACATCAGGGACTTATACTTTAACAGTAACTTCTTTAGCTACAAATCAAGTTTTGACATTAAGTCTTTACGATGTGTCAGGAAGTAAATCTGTTATTGAATTAGATAACACTCTATATAAATCAAATAACTTAACAGCAACAGTAATTTAATCTTTTAAAAAAAGAAAAATAAAAAGCACCTAAATTAAATTAGGTGCTTTTTTTGTTAAAATAGTAGTATATTTATAAAAAATTTACAAAATGAGGAATTTAAACAAACGATTAAGTGATAAAGAGGCGAATTTATTAAATTTAGATTTAAAAGAGTATAAAGGGGTTGGAAATCCAAAGTACACGGTATCAATTGAGCAATGGGAATACATACAAAAATATAGAGTTACACCTAATAAAAGAGAATTTGTAGAAACACAAATAAAAAAGGATAAAAACGGTCAAATTGTTTCAACTTTAGAAAAATTACAAAGTGAACCAATAGACATACCAGAAAACTTTGAATTAATAAAATTATCCACTTCAAAAACAACAGGTCAGCAATGGGCGCAATATGCACCTAAAAAGTTAAGCAATGAATTTGATTATTTCGAGTTACGAGATGAAATAATCAAAGAAATGAAACTTTATGCGCCAAAATATCCAAAGGTAAAATACAAGAAATCAAAAGAATCATATTGTTTGGTTTTTGACCCATCAGATATTCATATTGGTAAAATAGCATCATCATTTGAAACAGGCGAAGATTACAACAATCAAATAGCAGTTAAACGAGTTTTAGAAGGTTTGCACGGTGTCTTAAACAAGTCTAAAGGCTTTGAATTTGATAAGGTAATATTTGTAGCTGGAAACGATATATTGCATGTAGACAGCCCTAATAACACGACAACTAGCGGTACAAGACAAGATGTTACTGGTATGTGGTATGATAGTTTTTTAATGGCTAAAAAGCTATTAATTGAAGTAATAGAAACTTTAATTCAAATCGCACCAGTAGAAGTTGTTTTTAATCCATCAAATCACGATTATATGAGTGGTTTTTTCCTTTTAGACGGTATTAGTTCTTGGTTTAGGCAGTCAAAAGACGTTACCTTTAATTGTGATATGAACCACAGAAAATACACAAAATACTATGATAATTTAATTGCTACTACTCACATGGATGGCGCTAAAATGGATTTATTTCCAATATTAGTTGCCCAAGAATCTAAAATGTGGGACACAACGACAAAAAGATATGTTTACGGGCATCACGTACATCATAAAATATCAAAAGATTATCCTGGAATTACTGTAGAAACATTAAGGAGTCCAAGCGGAGCAGATAGTTGGCATCATAGAAACGGTTATCAACACGCACCTGTAGCAATTGAGGCATTTATACATCATAAAACACAAGGGCAAGTTTGTAGATTAACTCATAATTTTTAGATGGAAGAAATAATTTGTATTATTCTTATAGGGTGTTTTGTTTGTTATGGATTAATAAACAACGCACCTTTTAAAGACAAATAAATATTTATAAGTTATTATATTTAAAAACATATAATTTGTACAAAATAACGTACATTATACTTAAATACATATAATACATTACCTTTGAATTATGGAAACAATCATTACCCCATATTTGCAAAAACTTGAATTTATTAAACAAGAACTTACTAATGTTGCTAAATTAGTTGTTATTGAAAATAAAGAAAACATAATGAATATTGTTAAGTTTTCTCAATTAGAATTAGGTATTAAATCAGACGGAACTAGTGCAGGTGTTTATAAAGGAATAACAGAGCAATATGCTAATTTTCAAGATACTTTAAAACCCAAAAGAGCAGGTGATCCTTTTAACTTTCAATGGTCAGGAGCAACCTTTGCATTTATGGATATTAAGGCAGATGACGTAGGTGAGTTTGATATATTTTCCACAAGCGGTAAGCAAGAGTTGTTAGAGGATATGTACGGTAAATTATTTGATTTAACAGATGAACACAATGAATTTGTTAATTTAGAAATAATTTTACCTGAATTACAAAAATACATATTAGATAATTTGGTATTAATATAATAATGTTATATAGTTACAACTAAAAGTATAAGGCGAGTTTTTAAATGTGCTTTATACCTAGTTGTAAATTTTACCTATATTTGCATTGAGCAATCATTCTAAAAGGCTTACGAGCTACCTACAAATTAGAATATTTAACAAACTTGTTAGAAATCGCTTCTTATTAATCATATAACTTTTTATCAATGAACAAATATTACAGAAATTGTAACGAACTTTCTATACACAGTTTTTCCAAAGTATTGGAAACAAATAACTATGCTTGGTTGTTAGTTGATTTTGATGAATACAAAGATGTTAAATTTGATGAAAAAGAAGCTAGCGAAATATGGCAAAAAATATTTGAAGAATATTCTAAATTAACAGAAGACAATAAAGCTTTACTTTTTTTAGCAATACATCAACAATTAATTTATTTAAGAACAAGATACGAAGTTGCAAGAACTTTACTAATGCAATTAGTTAATGGGGTTGAAAAGAAAGATATAAGGTTTGGTTATTTTAAAGCATTAGCTGAATGGAATTACAACATTAATACAGAAAAACCATTGCATGAAGAATTAGAAAGAATGTTTATGCAATTAAAAGCCAGTACTAATAAAATAAATATTAAACAATCTGAATTGGATGATTTAAAGGTCAATGAAGGGGAGAAATTATCAATTATTGAGCAAGGTCTAAAACTAGAACTAGCATTAGATAAAAACGATATAAATTTAAAAACAACTTCTGTAACTAAATTTATAGCAATGTTTAAAGAAGTAAGATTAAGAAACGAAGCAAGAAAAAAGAACAATGGCAAATAGTACACAAGAAGCATTAGACTTAGCTAAAAGAGCGATTGATGAGATTCAAGTAAAAGCAGAAAAATTACATAATACATTATTAAGTAGTGCTGGGGAATTGCATAAAATGCTTTCTAAAGATGTTGATTCTTTTAAAGAATTAGGAAAAACCACAGAGGAAGTAAATGTATCATTGGGAAGACTTAAACAGACAACTAAAGAATTATCACAAGAAGAAGCTAAATTAAAAATAGAAAAACAAGCATTAAATCAACAAACAAAATTAGAAGAAAATTCTACAAATAAATTAGTAGGTGCATACGCTAATTTAGTTGCTAAACAAAAATTAGCTAAAAAAGCTTTACAAGATTTAATAGTAAGTCAAGGTAAAAATAATGCTGAAACTAAAAAAGCACAACAAGAATACAACAGACTTACAGCAAGAGTAAACCAAGCTAACAAAGCTACATCTAATTTTGCTAATACAGGTTTAGGAGGAATGGCTCGTGGCTTTAAAAACCTTTTAAGTGCTTTTGGTCTTATTGGTGGTATTCAATTATTTGCACAATTTGCAAAACAAGGTTTTGATTTAGCACGTAAGTTAGATAGTCTTAATTTTACAATGAAAGCGGTTATTGGTAACGCTGAAATATTACAAAGAACGCAATTATTTTTAGCAGAAACCGCAGAAAAGTATGGAGCATCTATATTAACATTAACTGATAGATATAATAAATTCTATACTGCTGCACGGCAAAGTGGTGTTACATTAAAAGATACAGAAGCTATTTTTAAGTCATTTACAAAATCAGCAGGTTTCTTAGGTTTAAGTTCTCATGAATTGGAAGGAGTGTTTTTAGCATTAGAACAAATGCTTTCTAAAGGTAAGGTAACAACAGAAGAATTACGTAGACAGCTAGCGGAAAGATTGCCAGGAGCATTTGGCGTAATGGCTCAAACTGTTCAGAAGTTAAATCCAGATATTGAAGTTACTGTTTCTACTTTAGATAAAATGCTTAGAGCAGGAACAATATTATCAGCAGAGGTTTTACCTGAATTTTCAAAACAATATGAAAAATCTATTGGTATTGATCAAAAAGATAGTGTTGAAACTTTAAATGCATCTATTGAAAGAATGTCTAATTCTTGGGTTAAGTTTATTGGTAATTTAACAAATAGTGAAGGTGCTATAAGTAAAACTTTAATGTTTACAATAGGACTAGTTGGTGGATTAGTTAATGGTTTAAACTTGTTAAATGAAACACAAGAAGACTTTAATTCATTATTAGAGAATAAAGCTTTTGTTAATCAAGCTAAATATTTTGATGGTTTAGGTAAAGAAGCCTCTAATTACGCTAAGATTACAAAAAAAAATGCAGAAAAAAGAATAAAAGAAATCACAAAAGAAATAGAGTTTAATAATAATTTACTAAAATTATTTAAAACAGATTACCCTGCTTATTATAAATTAAGTAGAGAGCATAATAAATCAACAACACAGGCTAATCAAGAAAATAAAAAATTAAACAACAGTTTATCTACACAAAACGGAATACTAAAAGCCGCTAATATTTATTCGTCAAAGTATAATGAAAATAAAGATGATGCGATAAATAAAGAAAGAACAATGGCTGTTGTTTTAGAAGAAAAAAAGAAATTAGAAGACGAATTACTTGGCTCTACAAAAGAACAGGCTAGGGCTATACGAAGTAAGATAGCTGTTTTAGATTTAGAATTAAAAGCTTGGGAGAAATTAAAAGCTTTGGAGAATATTGATTTTTTAAAAGGAACAATAGAATTTTATAAAAAACAAATATCATTAGCGGAAGAGTCTATAAATAAAACAGCATTAAGTAGACGGGAATTTTTTAAGTTTACAAAACAAATTGAAAACGCAAAAGACGCTTTAGCCGATTTAGAAGTTAAATTTAATGTTTTAAAACCTGTTGGATTTGATACTAAATTTTTTGAAAACTTAAAAAAACCTTTTGAAGATGTACAAAATGGACTAGCAGATGCACCCAAGCTACAACCGGCCAGTAAGGAAACTTTAGAAATGTATGCGGCGGCAAATAAATTGTTAAGAGAAATAAAAAATAGAAAAAATGATTTTAAAGAATATAAAGAATTATTTAAAGGAGTAACAGATACTTTTGGGGATATATTTGACGTTGATTTTTCTAAATTTGACTTTATATTTGACAGTTTAGGAGATAAAACAGATGAATTATTTAGTGCTGATAAAATTGGTGCTTGGGCTGATTTATCAAAAGAATTAATAGGCAGTGTTTTAGATGCTAGTTTACAGAGCTATGATATTGAATTACAAGCAGCTCAAAGAACAAGGGATTTAATTTTAAACAATGACCTAGCGTCATCAGAGGCTAAAGAAGCTGCAAGAAAACAATTTGATGAAAGAGAAAGGGATATTAATAACAGAAAGGCAAAACAAGAACGTAAAAATGCTTTAATTAAAATAGCTATTGACACAGCGGTTGGTGTAGCTAAAGTAATTGCGCAAACAGGGGTTTTATCTCCTTTTGCAATACCTTTAATAGTTGGATTGGGTTTAGCACAAGCGGCACTCGTAGTATCACAGCCTTTACCTCAATTTAAACAAGGTACAGAAAACGCACCTAAAGGATGGGCTATAACACAAGAGAAAAGACCCGAACCCATTACAGATAAATTTGGAAACCTTAAAACAATGGGTACTAAGGGTGGAAATTCTTTAACTTATTTAGAAAAAGGGGATAAGGTATTTAAAAATCAAGAAGATTATTTTAATTCTTTAGCTAATGACGACTTACAAAGAGTTGTTTTTGAAATGAATATGTCTAGTAATGGTCGTTCTTTAAGTGAAAACGTTACAGATAAGGCTTTATTAAATAAAATAGATATGTTAGCATCAAGTAACGAAATGGTTTGGAGAGAGGTAAAGAAATTAGCTTCAAGACCAATAAATGTAAACAACAAAGTAGAAATAAAAACTAACAAAGCTTATTAATGGAAAACATTGAAAGGAATAATTCTGTTTTATATGAACTTTACTCTAGTAAATTTGGTAAATTACCAATACAAGAGCCAAAGGGTTGGAGTAATGATGTTAAAAGTTATTCAAGAGATTCTGACAGTAGAGGAATTACGTCAAAAATAGATATTGATTTAGAGTTTTTTGGAGATGCTTCTAATTATTTAAAAAACATTTATTATACATTAGGTATTGAGGAAAAAGTAATACTTACTAAATATGAAAAGAATAAATTTTCATTGAGCGAAGAGTGGGAGATTAGATACATTCAAGAATTAGACATGGCTACTTTTAAAGAAATATCAAGAACAGGTAGTGTTACTGTAAATTCTACAGAAGGTGGTTTGTATTCTGATATTAAAAACAGAGAAAGTGATGAGTATGATTTATTAACAGATTTATCTGCTGATGAACAAAATATTGGCGAACTAAAAACAGAGATTTTTCAGCCATTGGGTAGGAAAATATTTATAGAAAGTTTATTAGAATCAAAGCAAATTACAGATTATAGAATAAATGGTTATAGATATCAAAGAATAAGTTCTGAAAATGATAAAACATCAAGAACTATACCTTTAGATGTAATTTACAGTTCAAGTGGTAAAGATGTTCAATTGCCGTTTAACTCCTCTAGTGGAAACGATACGTTGTTACCATTTAGTCGTCCAAATACTTACGATTTGGGTAGTCAAATACCAATTGGAGATTTATTCTTTTTTAGAGCAGAAGATGAATTAAGATTAAAATTAAATTTAGATTTAGAGTATAAAATAACAAAAACAATTAGGAGATATTCTGAATTTAATGGTTTTTCAGTAGATTTAATTAAAACAGAATTAGTTGGCACTAACGATATATTAATAAAAAGAACTGTTTTACAAACGTTTGCGGCTATTGGAAACATTAACGTTACTAAAAATTTAACAGCACCTTTAGAAGAAACTTTAAATAAAAACGAAAGTTTAGGGATTGTGTTTACGGCTTTTACATCATTTGACGGAGGTACTTTAATGCCAACGGGGCGTATTGACGTTTATTTAAACGTTTTAAAAAGTAATTTATTAATTGAAGATTTGACTGCTTATAACGAGTTTGTTACAATAGGTAAATGTATTAAGCCCATTAACTTTTTTGATAGACTAATTGCTAAAATAACAGGTAAAACAGGATTAGTTAAATCTAGTGTTTTTGAAGAAAATGGTGAATATGAATTTATGGTAGTTGACAATGGTCTTTGGGCTAGGGGATTTCCAAATAATTACAAAAATTCATCAGGAGAAGATCAAAAAATACAACTATCAACATCTTTTAAAGATGCTTTTGAAAGTTTTAATTATTTAGAGCCTTTATGTTGGTTTACAGAGGTTATAGGTAGTACTGAATATGTTAGAATAGAAAAAGCAACACATACTCAACAAAATTTTATAGGTATTTCTTTAGGTGAAGTTGATAAAATAGAATACGAAAGTTCAACAATTGATTATTTCTCGAATGTAACTTTAGGTCATGAAGGTAGCTTAAAATATGAAGAGTTAAACGGTTTAGATGAGCCTAACGGAAAATCTGAATTTAGCACATTTATAACTAAAAATAATGCAAAATACGAAGCGGTATCTAAGTTTAGAACAGATGCAGTTGCTTACGAGTTAACAAGAAGATTGCCTTTTAGATTGTACCCAAAAGAAGATAGTAAAAGAGATAATGATATTTGGATTCACGATGCGTATAATTCAGGCACGTTTATTACACATAAAAAATGGGATTATGAAGGCAGGTTTACATCAAAGCCTATTGGTATTTATGACCCAGATAGTGCTTGGAATTTATGGCTTAGTCCAATGAATAGGTTGTATTACGGTCATGGGTATTCTTTAAAAAGAGGTTTGTATCATTTTCCAAATAAAAGAATAACTTTTAATTCTAGTAATGCAAATCAAAATTTAATAACAGAAAGAAATAGTTTTGTTTTAAGCGAAAGTGGCGGTGTAGAAATTAAAGATTTACCAAACGCAAGAGTTGAGGCAACAATGATTAACTTTACGTTTAGTATGGATCAAATTTTAGAGAAAAAGTTTTTACAAAAAACAAAAGTAAACGGATTAGAAGTTTACAATTATTTCGGATTAATTGAGTATATTGAAAAAGGACAAAAAAAATACGGAAGGTTGGTTAAATTAGAAAGTTCAGAAGAAGCTAAAATAACATTAATTAAAGCAAGAATATAATGGCAAGTACAATAACTTTAACTTTTAATACTTCTCCAGAGGTTTCCTTAAATGAAACACTAAGTATTAATGTAAATATAGGTAGCGGAACACTTCCTTTATTAGAAACTTTTAAATTATCTAGGTTTAGAAATTATCAATCTGCGGTTACTGATCCTTATGACGTTAATCAAACAGCAACAAATTATGCATCTTCTTTTAATTTAGATTACTCTAATACAGGTCTTGTTAATTTTGGAACAGGTAAAGTTGGTAGTTTAGTTGCAACTTCTTTAGCTAACGTAGTTACAATAACTTTAAATAACCCTTCTTGGTTGTTTTTAGCTTCAAGCGGTACAGCTATTGCTAATGGTAGTATTAATTCTACATTTTCCAATGACACGTTGGCGGTAGATAAAAATGTAACTATTGCAAGTTATTCTGAAAACACGGCTAATAAATGTAATAAAACAGACGTTGAACTAACAATTCAAGGGGGTGACAACTCTTATAGTGTTTATGTAGATGATGTTCTTACTGTTTCAGCTCAAACATCACCAGTTACAGTAATTATTGATAGGGGAATACCAAAGGCTTTAAGAGTGGTGGATTCTTTAGGCTCATTAATTGGCACTGTTCAAACTATAAATACTCGCAGTATAATAGAGGAGGATATTAATATAACAATTGCAAATTACACAAGCGGAGCAACAGTATCTAGTACTATTACTTTTATATCTGCTGAAATATCTGTTTACACTTATTCTTTAGATAACGTTACTTTTCAATCGTCAAGTACGTTTACTGGGCAAGCTTCAAATAATTATATTTTATATGTAAAAGATGGGTTTGGTTGTGTTAAAAGCAAAAGCTTTATTGTAGATGGAGTAACAGTTGTTTCAGAAACGGTTTTTGATATTTCAGAAATAAATTCCTTTAGATTTGCTAAAGTAGAAAGCGGTAAAAAGAATCAAAAAAATACTTTAAGTTTTAACGAATTACGATTAACAAAATATGGATATACTCAAAAGTATTTAGCTAATGATGTAATTACTACTCAATTTAAAACAAACGCAAATTATATAAATTGCTATTCTTTAAATAATGAAGGAGTAAAAATACCTTTAACAGCAGTTAAAAAAACATCAAATATAAATTTACAAGCAAAATCTACTTCTACTTATTTTAACATAGGTAATGGTCGAAGTGCTATTTACTTTGGAGTAGTAAACTCTTTAAATTATTTAACTAATGCAGTTATAGAACAACTTAATTACGGTTCGTCTTTGCCTATTTGGGCAAATACAGAAGGTAATTTAGTTACTATTGACGGTTTAGGACAAGTTCCAATTGATAGTATTAGGTATTCTGACGCAAAAAATAGTTTTATTTTAGAATTTAACATTGCTTATACAGGTGCTGCTGTTTCAAAAAACATTTCCGCTAAATACAATATACAGCCTTATGAGATATATGAATTTAACACTCTTATTTCTGAAAGATTTAACGTTTTAATAGAAGCTGGGACAGATATAGATAATATTGATTTTACTTACGTTTCTGAATGTATTAATGAAGTTAGTGATAGCGACTTTTTATTTGATATTACTTATTATGATGATGAGAACAAAGGTAAATTTAATTATCAAACAGGAATAAAAAATAAATTAAGAATATTTGGATATCAAGACGACATTGGCGAGCAAGAAACAGAAGGCTATAATGGAGATAAAGAATATTATGTAACTGATAATGTTGTTTTTGATGTTCAAAGATTTACTTTTTTGAAGTTAAGTACTCAAATGGCTAACAAGTTAAGATTGGTTTTTGCCCATAAATACGTTATTATAAATGGTCTTTCATACAAGTTATCTGAACCACCAGAAGTTACGGGGGACGGTAATTACAACATTAAAAAATTTGTCGTAAATTTGAAGCAAAGTGGAGAGCAATTCTTAACAACAGAACAAGAACTTATAATAGATTCACCTCAAAGTTTAGAAATAGGTATTGCTTTAGCATCTGCTAAAGGAAAAGGAATATTAGCTTGGACTAAAAATTATTAATATGGCATATACAGATAGTCAATTTGCACAATTATTAGAAATAATAGCAAACGCTAAGTTATTTAGTGAATTATTAGAGCAAACCACACTTACTGATGATGGGTTTTTTACAGCAATAAATACAGGTACAAGTGATGCGAAAAAAATTAAATTACCATTATTAAGGGGTTTTAATGGTAATTGGAACGCAACAACAAACACTCCTACTTTAATTAACGGAACAGGATTAACTGGTAGTGTTTATAGAGTAAGTGTAGCGGGTACTTTAGATTTAGGTAATGGCTCATTAACCTATGGAATTGATGAAATAATTTATTACAACTCAACTAAATGGGTTAATTTAATTCAGTCACAAATTTCAGACATACTAAACTTACAATCTTCTTTAGACGATAAAGCAAATTTAGATTCGCCAAGTTTTACGGGACAAGTTACTGCATCAGCAGACGTAGAAGCTTTAACCATAACACCAACAGCAATAACAACTGGTAATATCCCATATAAATCAGCAAACGAGTTGATAGACAGTCCTATTTCTACGGATGGAACTAATGTTACGGTTGGGGGTACTGTAATAGCCTCACCTGCAACTGCAAGTACACATTTAGCAACTAAAGGTCAAGTTGATACTAAAAACCCTTTAATATCGCATTTAGAATTTAACGATGCAGATAAGACTGTTTGGAATAACGGTAAAGGCGATGTTTCATCAAATACTTCTTTTGGACAAGCTGCTTTACTTTCAAACACAACAGGAAATAGTAACACAGCTAATGGTCAAACTGCCTTATTTTCAAACACAACAGGAAGTAGAAATACAGCTAATGGTCAAAGTGCTTTAGAAGCAAACACAATAGGCTCAAATAACACTTCCTTTGGCGAAGATTCTTTAAAATCAAACACAACAGGAAACGATAATACAGGTATTGGAAGAGCTGCTTTACTTTCAAACACAACAGGTTCAAATAACACAGGTGT